GGTCATATTCACCCAGAAAAATATATGACAAAGATGATAACTTCATTACAAATGATGATTGTGAATCATTGGGTAAATGGCAATCTTACCATGGCATCAATCATATAGATACAAATTGCTATTGCCTCAAGACTGAGGTTGCGATAAAATTAGCACATGTATGGCATGGTGGTTGGGGTCAAGATAGAGTTTGGTTACAAGTGTTATCACAATATTTCCCCAAGTTTGAATGTACCAGAAAATATACAGTAAACTATAGAGTAGATGGCAACGCAGGTTCCGTCAACGCAGATTTCTTTCACAATGGTAATAAAATAATGAATGAAAAATATAATGGAGTTTTCCCATGGCAAAAAACTTAATAATCGGTGCATTTACAGGTTACAATTACAATCAATTAAAACCTTGGGTTGAATCAATTGATTCTTGTGGTTTTGTTGGTGATAAAGTGATGGTCGTTGGTGATGCATCAAATGAAACTAAAGATGAATTGAAGAAACGGGGATTCAAACTTCATGGTATGCCAAGAATTAATGCACCAATTCATGTTGCAAGATTCTGGTCAATTTATGATTTTCTTTACGACAACTGGGAAGATTATGATATTGTTGTGACCACAGATGTTAAAGATGTATATTTTCAAAAAGACCCATGTGAATGGATTGAAAAAAAGATATTTAGAAAATATTTGGTTGCCGGATCAGAATCTTTGCGTTACAAAGATGAATCTTGGGGTGATGAAAATCTCATGCAGGCCTACGGTCCAGAGGTACATGAAAGATTTAAAAACAACATCATCTATAATGTAGGAACCTTTGGTGGTAGATCCAACTATGTTAGAGATATGTGTTTCAACATCTTCACCAATTCACTCAACAGGCCAATTCCTATCGTTGACCAGGCGGTCTATAATGTGTTGATAAACACACAACCCTACAGAGATAATGTACTCTTTACTGACCATGAAGATGGTTGGGCAATACAGTTGGGTACAACAGGTGACCCAACAAAGATGGAACGATTTAGGCCAAATTTGGTTGAACCTGAACCACTATTCGATTACAATAAAAAAGTAATCACAACATCCAATGGCACACCACATTGTATTGTACACCAATATGACCGTGTGCCAATTTGGCAAAGTTTGGTTAGAAATATGTTTAACCAGGAAGACCCCAATCAATTTTTTACATATAGGACCGCATAATGAGTGATATTATTACATTTAACACAGAGACACAGGCATTTAATGGATATCAAATGTGTTCTGGCCACGGGCTTGGAGCAATGATTAAAGGCATGGTTAATCCTGTCGGTTTGGAAATTGGTTGTGATATTGGTGATACAAGTAACTTTTTACTTGACTCCAATCCAACACTCAACCTAACATCAGTTGATCCATACACAACCTATGTCGATTGGAATGGCAATCACCTTTCAGGTAGAGAAGAAATGTATCAAGGTGTTGTGAAGCGATTGGCTGGTTATTCCAACCGATTCACCTTGGTTCGTAGAACATCCGATGATGCAGTTGAATTGTTTAAAGATGACACCTTTGATATCATCTTTATTGATGGCCTACATACATACGAACAATTAATCAAAGATTGTGTGAATTATTATTCTAAGTTGAAATTTGGTGGCATCTTTGCTGGCCATGATTTCTCCGCAATCGAAGGTGTTAATCGTGCAGCCAAAGAATTTGCATCTAAGGTCAATAAAGATATTCTTTTGACTGAAAAAGATGTTTGGTATTGGATTAAATAATTAATGTAACTGGAGATTTTGTTATGACAAAAAATGTTTTAATTACTGGTGGTTGTGGATTTATTGCACACCATGTTATTGATTTGTTCCTTCAAAAGACTGATTGGAATATCACTACACTCGACCGATTGGATTATTCAGGTAATCTAAATCGTTTGAATGAAGTTATGGACAAATATGACGCACAAACAAAGAAGCGTGTGAATATTGTTTTCCATGACCTAAAGGCTGAGATTAATCCTTTGGTTGGAAACTTCATTCACAAGAATGGTAAGATTGATACCATTCTACACCTTGCGGCTTCATCCCATGTTGACCGTTCTATCACACATCCAATGGAATTCATTCAAGATAATACCATTGGTACTGCACACCTTCTTGAATTTGCTCGTAGATTAGATGGGCTAGAAACCTTCTTGTATTTCAGTACAGATGAAATCTTTGGTTCTGCACCTCCTGGTGTTGCATATGATGAGCGTGCAAGATACAACTCAACTAATCCATACTCAGCATCTAAAGCAGCCGCAGAAGAATTCTGTGTTGCGTATGAAAACACATACAAGATACCTATGATGGTCACACATACAATGAATGTATTTGGTGAACGCCAAACTCCTGAGAAGTTTATTCCATTGTGTATTGATCGTGTTCGCAAAGGTGAAAAGATTTACATTCACTCAAATGCGGCTCGTACAGAAGCTGGAAGTCGTTTCTACATCCACGCATCTGATGTTGCAGATGCATTGTTGTTCTTGATTACAAAGAAACCGGCTTGCCCAACAGACTATGGTCACGCCAAATGTGCCAAGTTTAATATTGTTGGCAAAGAAGAAACCGACAATCTGACCCTCGCTAAACTTGTAGCACAAGCTCAAGGTAAAGAATTGAACTATGAAATGTTGGACTTTCACAATTCAAGGCCAGGACATGACTTGCGTTATGCATTAGATGGTAGTTTGATGCGTAGTCTTGGTTGGGAACCAACGATTGCATTTAGTGAACGAATTAAACAAGTAAGTGATTGGTATTTGCAAAACACAAGGTGGTTAGAACTATGATTAAAGAATGTGAAATAATTGATGAGTGTATTGCCTGTGGCAGTACTGAGTTGGTGCCCGTATTAGATTTGGGTATACAACCATTGGCCAATTCTTATAAGAAAAATGCTGATGATGTTGAACAATATTTTCCACTTGCAATCAATCGTTGCAAACATTGTTTTCATGTGCAGTTAACGCACAGAGTTAATCCTGACTTGATGTTTAAAGATTACTTATATGTTTCTGGTACAACAAAAACACAATTAGATTACTTTGATTGGTTTGCAGATTTTGCTGCTGAGAAGTATGGTACAAAACCAACTACAATATTGGATATTGGTTGTAATGATGGTAGTCAATTAAACTCCTTCCAAGACAAAGGTGCCACAACTTATGGTGTTGACCCAGCAGAAAACTTGTTTGCCACATCCTCACAGAGACACAAAGTTGTTTGTGGTTACTTTACTGGAAAAGAATTCGGCCACGAAAAGTTTGATGTTATTACCTGCCAAAACGCATTTGCACACAACTTCAATCAGCTTGAGTTACTACAAAACATTAGAAATGTCATGCACAAAGACAGTCTATTGTTTGCTACAACCTCTCAATGTGATATGATATTGAACGGTGAGTTTGATACTATTTACCACGAACATCTTTCTTTCTACAATGTTAAATCTATTGATGCGCTTTGTAAACGGGCTGGTTTGAATTTGATTGATGTAGTTAAATCTCCTGTCCACGGCATGAGTTACATCTTTGTCATTTCAAAATTTGCAAAAGCACCACGCACAATACAAAATTTGATTGATATTGAAACACAAAAAGGACTTTACACTGAAAAAACTTATGATGACTATGCGGCTGATTGCTTGAATAATGTAAAACAATTTGCAGAAATCATTAGAGAAATGAGAAGTACAGGTGTTCCTGTTGTTGGTTATGGTGCACCGGCCAAGGGCAATACACTAATGAATTTTGCACAAGAAGGTCCAGATTTTATTATTGATGATAATCCTTTGAAACAGGGAATGTTTACACCAGGTAATTGTGTACCAATCTATGGAACAGATTATCTAAAAGCCAATTTTGAAAATGTGGATAAATTGTGTATCATTCCTCTTGCATGGAATTTCTTCAAAGAAATTAAGACTAGAACCAAAAATGTAAGACCCGGCAAAAATGATATTTTTGTTCGTTACTTTCCAGAATTTAAGGTGGAAGAATGAGTAATTTGATTATATGTCCTGTTGGCATGGAAATGACACACGATCCTCGTTGGAAAGAAGAAGACCACTGGCGTTGGACAAACAACGATAGAAAATATGAAACTCTCCTTGTTGTCTACAATGACTTCAATCCTGAACCAGGTTCTTATGACCATCTGATACGACACAAAGGCCATAAATGGCAAATCATGCAAGCAGTTGCAAAAGATATTCCTCTTGGCAAATACAACTATATTGGTTGTGTTGATGATGACTTGATTACTGGTTACCAAGACTTTAATAAAGGATTGGAGTTGGCTGAGAAGTTTAACTTCCAATATTGGCAACTTTCTATGCCACATGATTCTAGTTTGATTTATCGACCACTATTCAACGATCCGTCTTGTGATTTCTCGGAAACAAACTTCATTGAAATGGGTTCATGTTTCTTCACCGAAGAAAAGTTTAGATTCTTGATGGAGTTTATTGGTCATTGGGACTTGGAGATTGCATGGGGTATTGATAAGACATTCTATGATTTGTTCCAATGCCCAGCTCATGTCGTACATTCTGGTATGATTCATCAACCATTCAGAGACAGTTACTACGATAAGCAAAGAGCCATGGATGAAATGAATGACTACCTGTACAATAAGTATCCTTCAATACTTAAACAACATTATGGTCGCCAATCCAATTTCATGGATAGACAAGACATATTGAAAAAGTTTAAATTGGCATGAAAAAATACTTATATTATCACATCTATTTGACAGAAGAAACTGGATGTTGGTATAATCATTTTCTGGAACAGGTTGTTTCAATTATTGATTCTGGCCTGTACACTGAAATGGAAAAGATGTTTGTCATTTGCATTGGCAAAAAGAGTGAATTGGAATTGTTTACGGGAATATGCAACACTTTTCCTAAGATTCAAATTCTAGAAACACTGTTCTTGGATGATGACAATGAAGAAAACCTTTCACTTGAACATGTTTCAACAATTGATTATAAGGATAAAAACTTGTATGATGAAACTTGGACATTAAAACATCTGCAAGACCATGCCAAAAGAGAAGATGCACACTTCCTATATTTCCATGCTAAAGGCATCACTGTTCCTTGGAGAATGAGAGAACAAAAAATATATCTGCCATATGTAAACTACTATTTCTGGAGAAAGTTTCTACAATGGGGTTGTATTGAGAATTGGAAACTCTGCACAGATAAGTTGTCGGATCACTCTGCATCTGGTGTCAACTTTGGAACCTGGCCCGTACCACACTATTCTGGTGGTTTCTGGTGGTCGAAGTCTGAGTACATCAATAAACTTCCCGACATTAAAGAGAATGATTGGTGGGATTTGTTTAGGTCTGAAACACCATTGAACACTTTCGATTCAAATAGAAACAAACCAGAAATGTGGATCGGAACAAAACATAATGATGATTTTTTCAATATCATAAGTCATCCTATTATGCCACCACACGGAACACTGGTTCAAAACACATGGCCAAGATATTGTTATGAGGGAGTAGTACAAAAATGAAAAATATATTCTTAGTCACATCATGTATGCAACCAAAATTTGGTGTCATCAGCATGGAAGACAGGTACAAACAAACATTAGAAACATTTGAGAGTATTCGTAATAAGACGGAAGATTCCTTTATTCTATTTACAGACAGCTCACCAATCCCGATTGAACAATATAAGTGGGATGTTATAAAGTCCAAAGTTGACCTGGTTTTGAACTTGAGTGATTATCCACAGGTACAACAATTCAATGAACACGAACAATTAAAAAGTCTGGGTGAAAGTAATCTAATATTGAGAAGTATTGGTTTTTTAAAAAGTAAATATGACTTTAAGACAATAGAAGGTAGAATGTTTAAATTGGGTGGTCGTGCTAAGTTACAGGACAATTTTAATATCAGAGATTATGACAACACCCATGGTAAATTCATATTCAAGAAACGATTGGCCAGTTGGATGCCTCCAGACGTACAAAGTCGGTTGGGGTCAACACACATATTGGAAACAAGATTATATTCTTGGTGCACATCTTTGGTTGATGAATATGAACAGATACTGCAAAACAATTTCCAGTTATTAAACATTGGCTTAGACACGGAACACTGTCATTTTTTGAACATACCTAAAGATAAATTGATTGAATTTGATATGATGAATGTTGGAATGGTAGTTGCAAGAAACGGTGACTACATGTTAGACTGATTTTTGTCAATATGTATCTAATCGAACATTTCAAAAAACTTTAATATAACTTAAAAAGTTATATAAATAACCTCACGGGCAACCAAAGTGTGTTGCATTTCTATAGGTAAACAATGTTATCTTTCAAGAGCTTTTTAACCGAACAAGAGGATCCCGAGGAGGGTGCCAGTCGCCAGATTAAACACCTGACACATGTGGAAGACCGACCCCTACAAACCGGTGAAAAGGGCACAGCCCACGCAATTAAGTCATTGACTGCTGCAGCTGAACACATCAAGGCAGGTAAGAAGTCTTCCGAACTTACCACAAAATATGATGGTTCCCCAGCACTTGTTTATGGCCATCATCCGACCACTGGTAAGTTTTTCGTTGCATCCAAGTCTGCTTTCAACAAGACACCAAAGATTAACTACACACCAAAAGACATTGATAAGAACCACGGACACGCACCTGGCCTTGCTGCCAAGTTGAAGGATGCACTGACACATTTGTCCAAGACTACACCTAAACAAGGTGTTTATCAAGGTGATATGATGTTTGGTACCGACAAAAGTGACAAACAACCAGAGAAAGGTGGTGGGCATTCTTTCCATCCAAATCCATCTGGTCTAACTTATACTGCCCACGGACAACATGCGGCCGATGTTAAGAAAGCAAAAATTGGTGTTGTGACACACCTGTCATATCAAGGTAAAGATGCAGGCAATCTAAATGCATCACATGAAGTTGACCACGAAAACTTTAAGAAACATCCAGATGTGTTCTCAGTCGATCCAAGAATGGACACAGCAAAAGTTCATTTCAGTCCAGAAGAACAGAAGAAATTCAACAAACACATTGCAATGGCTCAATCAGTACATGACACTCATGGTGATGACATGTATGATGGTACAAAAGCACATCATGGAGTTGGTGGTCCATTGGAAACCTATATGAATCATACAGTTAGAACAGGTGAAGAACCTAACCATCAAAACTTTAAGAATTGGTTAGAAACCGATACGAATAAAAAAATTGATAAACTTAAAGTTGAAAAGAATCGTACAGCCAAACAAGCTGATCTTAAAGCTGAACTTGGTAAAATTGAAAAAAATAAAAAACACTATAACAATGTATTTAAGATGCACGGTCACATACAGAAGGCCAAAGATACACTCATTGGTGTTATGAATCAACACCAAGAATTTCAACATACACACGGCGGCGAATCTGCGAATCCTGAAGGATATGTTTTCCATCACGAC